GGTCATCACCGATAATGTAGTCGGCGTGCTTACCGACGATCTGGGACATAATGCCCGCAGCTGAGATTGACTTGTCCTGACCAACCTGAACGCGAGCGCCAGAGTTAAATGCCAGAGCATTGTCAATGTCATCCTCACCGGGGAGGAGGTGACTCATGAACGGTACCACGGCCAGAATCTGGCGGGTCATGCTCATAAAGTCGATAGCCTTCTGCGCCGTAGCCGAGGTAACGAGGATCGTTACGTTCGGGTCACGCAGTAGCCACCATGAGGCCAGCATAGAAGTGATGACGGACTTACCCGTACCACGGCCTGCAGCCAAGATCATATCATTAGAATGGTTTTGGAGTGCCTCACAGATGCCGTACTGGATCGGGGTACATTCCCCGTAGCCCATGTACTTCATGACGTAGTAGGCAAAGTTGCGGAAGTCTTCCACAGCCTCCTCCGGCACGTAGTCGGGGATCAGGGAAGGGTCGATCCGGTTAGTTATATCTGTCATAGTTGCTCCTAAGGTAAAGACGAGGGCAGCCCGCTAAGGCAGCCCCCGTGAATTATGCTTTCTTGATCTTGAACGGAGCGTCACCCATAGCGGCTTGAATCCGCTGGGTCTGCTTCTCGTTAAGTTCAATGTCCTCTCGGGGAGAGAGATCTTTCAACACGGCTCGTGCCGCATTAATGGACTTGTCGCTGGGCTCCACCTTCAGGTAGTCGATGGTGCTGTCAATCAGCAAGTCCCGGAGTTCGGACAGTCGTTCGTCCATCATCAAACTCCTTTCTGAAAATGATGTCGCCCTTCACGATCTTGTGGGCAGCTCCAACAGAGCCGCCATCCATGAAGGTATCGACAAGGACAAGGTAAGTATCGCATTCATAGATGACCCAGCCCACGGTACGTCCGACAGCCACCGGCTCTTGGGCCCACTCGAGTTGTTCCTCGAGGGACTCCCAGCCGGGGCCACCGTTCGTCTCATGGTCGAGCCAATGAACGAGTGTTAGTTTATATGGGTGCATCAAGGCTCCAATGCTTCAATACGAGATTCCAAAGCTTCGACCTTAGCCTCAAGCTCCTCAATAATATACAGGAGCTGGAGGTCACGGTTCTTTGTTGCGACTGCAGGAGCAAAGCCTGAGTCGGCGAAGGTATCAACGAAGTCGTCACGAGGCGTAACGCGCTCGATAAAGACCTGCTCTCCGGTTGCGACGGGCGCAGCCAAGAGGACAGTACCTTCGGCTTCGTTGACAAAGTAATCTACATTGAAGGTTAGAGTTGTTGCAGTTGCGGACAGTTGATTGGTCTTCTTAATGACCACGGCCCCAGACAGGACTTGGGAAGGGAGCACATCGATGACATTAGTCAGGTTGTACTCTGGATTCCCAAAGCCGAATGAAGGACCAAAGGTTGCAATAATGTTGCTCATGGGTACCTCACTGATCTACCGAATAGGTTTCGAGAACGTCTTGGACGTAGGGGTCATAAGCGCCTCGCGTAAACGTCCAGTCAGCAGTAACCGTATTATAGTTAGTGTTGCCGTGGAAATTGCCGTAATGGGCGTTGGAGTTGGAGTCTTCTACTCGAGATAGGTCCCAATTCTGCACATACATTGCACCGGGGTTGTTATTTACAGATCCGCCAGCAAATCCTATGTACCTAGGAAGGCCATCGCTAAGATCCATCGTGTAGCTAACAGCATGCACCGAAGCGTTGTCGGTGCTTTCTTGGTGCCCAGCAACGGGGATAATAGATTCCTTAGGACCGAGGCTTTTATTGGCTTCGTCCAGTCCAGCGAACAGCATCATCAGAACGCGCATTCTATTAACAGCACAGAAAATAGTAGCGTCAAGCTTGACAAGTCCGCCATTAGGGTTAGCCGGAATATAAATCATATTCGGGAATCCCAGATACGATGCACTACCGCCGGTGTTAGAGGCATTAGGAATTAAGGCAAATCTGCTATCCTCGATAGGCAATCCAGTCGAGTGATGGAGGAAAGACGTTTTATCAGCCCCAACTCCATTGTAGTTCATGTCAGGACCGCCCCAGTTATTCTCTGCCCGGCAAACATTAAACAGCCGGAGTGGTGCGTGTGCTCGGATATTTCCGGAGCCGGGGAGAGGTTCTGCGATGCCAGCATCAGTAAAGTATGCTTGAGTATCGCCCTTCCCGTTTTCTGCTACCTGAGCAAACTGCAAAGGAGCTGTTCTTTCGAGAGAGTAATCAACTCCGGGATAGAACACCGGACTAGTCATCGTATTCGAATCAAAGGTAGCACGTCTCGGATTAAATCCGGTGGCGTCTTTATTCAAATTCCACATATCAATAGTAGCGTTCTTAAAGTCTTCAGGGTAGACATAACCATAACCGGCGTCTCGTACGTTATTCGCATCCAGAGCCAGCAAGTAAAAGTTACTTTGACTGAACTGATCCGCTGTCGACGAGAAACCACTCTGAAAATTGACATAGCCTTCTCGGGCCTGTCTTTGCCAGTTAGGCATGATGTGGTCCCTGTCCGGTGCTGCGGCTTCTTGTAAGATCCGGTCGTCAGAAGCCAGCTTGACTTCCTGATTAGTATCACCTGCAATAGTTCCGTTAAGGGTCAGGGTCTTGTCTCCGATAAGCTCGGAGTCACGGGTACCAGACAAGGGCTTGTGTGACACGAAAGCGCCAGCGCCCAAGTCGTGGATCCATGACCAGCCTTCTACTGCTGTAGCCGTACCACTAGTGGTGACTGCAGGGAACGTAGGGCTGGTAGGAGAGTGACTACAGCCGTCCAAGCCTAATCGGTTGGTAACGCCTGTGTCGTCTTGGTCATTCCTCATATCGAGGAGCAGGTCTCCGGCTTGGCCTTGGAGGCTAGACACGGACTGACCACCTGCTGTTTCAAATTCAAAGTTGCCAGCACCGTTCTCCGTAATGGTAATAGTACCATTGGGGGAGGACACGGTCTTGACTTCGTAGTCAGCAATCTGTGTAGCGAACCGGCCATCAAACAAAGTGTTGAAGCCGGAAGCTTGCACGTAGCCGCCCAAGTCAGAGTTAAGCTGGGTGATCTGGGCTTGCAGGTCGTCAGAGACAACCGTAGTTGCAAAGCCAGTGTTGGCAGCGCTGAGGTCAAACGATGTGCTCGTCGAAGGACCAACGCCTTCGCTGAAGTCCAAGGTTATTGCTCCGCCGCCGCCACTACTTCCACCTGCGGTGTTAGTAATGCTAAGGCTACCATCTCCAGAGTTGAAAGCAAAACCAATGCCGTCACCCTCTTTGAGGATGCCAAACAGGTTGCCACTTTCGTCTTGGATGGTAGTGTTGGCTGAGGCTACGACGATGTCGGCCTCAACCTCTTGGATCCGGTTCATCAACTGCTGGTCGTTTGACAGAGTTGAAGTAGCCGAAGCCGCACCCACAGTTTCGAGGGTGCTGAAGAATGCGTCAGGGGTGACGCGGTTTAATGTAATAGTATCACTGCCCGATGCGGCTGAGGTCAAGACAAGCGATTGCTCGCCTTCGTTGATCTCATAGCCCACACCGTCGACAAGCTCCACGTCATTGAACAGAACCTGAATCTGGTCTGCAATAAGGGCGGAGCTGTGCCAATCCACGAGGGATCCAATAGGGTAGGTTGTGTTACCATTACCTGAGAAGGAATAAGTAATAGTCATTATTCGATTGCCGAGTCACGGCCAATATTAGCTGAGACTCTGGCCTCCACGTTAGTAATGTTCACGGGCACGTGTCCGCTTGAGCGAAGCACGATGGTGATGTCGTCTGCGTTGCCTGCAAGGCGAGCCTGAGCCTGCCCGTTCAACTGGAAGTACGCATCCCCGTCTGTAACGAAGGGGTTGGTGGTACGGAAGGGGTCGAACGTAGCGGCGGTCTCAAGACGGCCACGGCGAGTAACAGCAATCTCGTAGGATCCAGACTTATAGTGCCGGGTTGCGAGGTCCTTCAGCTGAAGGCCTGCGTCTACGTGGGTGTTGTTACCGTCTCGCAAGACGAATGGGGAAAGAGTGATGCTCATCTCGAAGGCTTCGCCTGCGATGAACGTCTGGCTAGTTACGTCTCCTGCAATGTCGATGACAGTGTTGCCATTGTTGTCTACGTCGCTCGAAGAACGAACAGCCACAACTTGATGGGTAACTGAATCAACCAGTATAGGGTTCGTAGCAAGGTAAGGCAGGCTCATACGAGTCACACCTTCGCTGGTTACGAATGACATATCTGAACTAGTCAGGGTCACTCTACGGTCCAGCAAAGTATCGGCTACGTCTACTGCGTTCATGTTCATTGATTCAAGGTAGAAGAGGTTGTTCCTCTTAGACACCTGAATAAGATCATTACCCAGCACAGAGATGTGGTGGATAGGGTCAAGGAATGACCAACGGTAGAATGCAGCTTGGCCAATCTGCCCGTTGGGCATGGCTCGTTGCTGGTACACGTACACTTGGTTGTCTTCGCCTGCGTCATTCGATCTGAAGAGGACAAGGTCAGAAGCTGGAGACGTAATAGCCTGAGCAACTGATGTAGGGAAGTAACCAAGGACGTTCTCACTAATGGAGAACGAAGCGTTCAGACCACGGCCTTGGCCTACGTACGCAAAGAGACGGCCCTCGTCTGTGAAGAAGAGGTTGTTGCCGACCTTGAGCGGCTCAGCCTCTGACGAGAGTGAGTACTCAGCGGTAGAGTCCAAGGATGCTGTGGTTGGAGAAACAAAGTTATCTGAACCTGTGAGCGAGAACTGCTCGGAGCCGTCGGTACCCAAGAACAAGGCGGCCTCAAAAGGGACCACCCACTGGATACGGGAAGCATCAGATTCGTTGACCGAAAGGTCAATGGGGTCGAATTCAGACAGAACGTCTGCATCGTTAATAAACAAGTTATAGGGGTCGCCTGCTTGGCTAGACACAATGGTTGTGCCCGAAGCCATCCAAAGCCGGTTACGCCAGTAGCCCATTGCAGTAATGCGGGCACCAGTACGAGAGCCAAGTTGGCCGTCGTCCTGAGTGCTGTATGGGTAGGCAGTGTTGGCAAGGAATGAGGGACCGGGGTTGTTGCTCGAGTCACCATTCAAGCGAGGAGCCCAAGGGCCTTCGCTCAAGCGGAAGTCAGGAGCATCAGCATTGCTGTTAAAGGCAATGATGTATGGGAGCGTAGTCGCATCCAAGACAGAGCCCTTACCTTCGGTACGAATCCGTTGGTAGTAGGGAGCGCCGGGAGTAAAGTTATCCATAACGTAGGATGTCGAGTGCTCGTGAGTTCGATCAAAGTAATTGAAGGCTACTCGGTTGGTTGGGTCTTCTTCGTTAGCAGTTTCTGCAGTAAACTCAGGAAGGGTATTGCCTTCCGACGTTGAGATGGTGCGATAGAATCCTGATGGAGCACCGGGAACAGATTCCCGGATGTTGAAGATGAAACCGTCACCAAGGGCAGGACTGCCCAAGAGTTGGTAGCCCATGATGTTCGAGGGAGCTTCGGAGTAGTTGACGCCGCCAATGACGTAGTTAACTGACTGAGTGTCCCTTCCGTGTAGTGCAACCATAGCGGCACGCACTGCATCGGTGTTACGAACAAATGGTGTACGCAGCACAGGCCATTGAGCCTGATGATCTGCGTCCTGTCCTTCCTGAGTCGTGATCAAGAAGCGAGGACCGTCAGGACCTTCGCCTACTTCGAGCATGCTCTGGACAGAGATTGAGTTTTGGAAGTCGACAATCGTAGCGTTGGCAAGAGCTGCCTGACGATCACGGAATTCGGAGTCCTTGAAGGACATGGCATAGGTGCCACCAGAGAATCCTGATTCGTCTAACCCGATTGAGTTCTTTGCTAAGGTTCCACTGAGGTCAGTTGTACCGTCAGGGAATGCTTCGCCATCAGCCGATGTAATAGCATGCGGAGCTGAGTAGCTGAGGGGTGCGCCTACGCCGGTGTTAAGGAACTTAGCCTCGACCTCGGTGTTGAGGATGAGTACAGAGTCCTTGACTCGGGTAAAGCGGAGTCGATCTGACAGGGGCGAAGTGCCTTGCTGGAGATAGACTCTGAATGATGCCATGTCACCAGCTTCGTCGAAGTCTGGGACTTCCAGCTTAGCGCCTGTTGTGGCGTCAAAGAACTGGATAGCATTGGCATCAGATGCCGAAGGAATGACAACGATGATCACTGCTTTGTTCTTCTGCATACGGAAGGTATGGAAGACAATGTCGTCGTCGCTTGCCGGAAGTTCGGCGATGTCGAGGCTACCTGCGGTACCGTCAGCACTGATGAAGTCAGTAGCTTGACGCTTCTCGCAGCCTCGCTCGAGACTGAGGAACACGTTGTCCGCTTCCTCAACCTGATCAGGTCGGCGCTTGGTTGGAGCGGTTTTGGCGACTCCACCGGCAAGCGTCGGCAGTTTGATAGAAGTGGATTGAGCGGGCATTAGCGTCCTCGTCGTGTGTTATCTGCAATGTTGCCATAGCCACCGAACGGGAACCGTCGGGACACAGCGAACATGCGGCGGGCATCGCTACCATCAAAGAGGTTGCGGCCCTTGTTGTTAAAGTCATTAGCGCGGCTGTTGACGCGGGACATTTGTGCCCGCTGTCCGAGAAGGCCATCGACGTCACGGTCGCCCTGAGTAGAGAGCTGGTATCGTCGTGCTGCTTCTTCCATGATGCTGCGCTTGGTTGTTGGGTTGAGGTCTTCGAAGTCAAGGTAGACTTTGACGACTACGCGGAAGCCGCCTTGGTCGGCAACTTCTTCAGCAAACTCAGAGAAATCATGAGTCTGGTTGCTGACGTTGTAGAGCTTACCGTCACGTACTGCTACGTTGATGTTGCCTCGAGTTTGTCCTGACGCATCAGTAAACTCTAAGTCGTCTCTAAGGTAAACGTCAATGGTGAAGGGTGGCAGTGCCACTGAGTTGTCGTTGAGGTTCAAAGGTTGAATGATCTCATAAACATTCTCGTCAAGACCACGCTCTTGTACTTCCTTGGTCACAAGGTCAAGCATGAAGCGGGCTGTAGTGGTGTCAGTGCCGAGGCCTTCGCCTACAAGCGAGGTCACGGGCTGCTCGCCAGCGCTGACTAGCATGTAGTTAACGACCTCAAGTTCGGATAATCCGGCCATTGGAGGCCTCCTTTTCTGAATAAGATTAAGTGTTTGATGGATATATTGTCGGCCATAGGCCAAAAGAACCCCCCGCCCGTAAAGGCAGGGGGTCTTGTGTTAGGTTAGTCCCAACGGATTAGGCGGAAGCAACCCGAACAGCGCAAGCGAGTTCAGGACGCAAGACGCCACCACCGGAGAACATCGAAGCAACCGTGAACACGGTGTTACGACGAACGTCTTCGACGGAGTCGACCTTCAGGCCTTGCTTCTTGATCGAGGCAACGCAACCGCGTTGGAAGATCAAGGCAACTGGAGCACCGGTGGTGCCAGCAGGAGCCGCAGGGGTGTGGTAGTTGCTGTCGTTGTCGCTGAAGCCGTCGGTTGGCAACACGTTGGACTGCATGATGGTCACGCCCATGTAGCTGAGGGTGGACTGCAGGTTCATGGCTGCGGAGACACCGGCGAACATTGGGGTGTAGCCACCGAGACCGCCAGCAGGCGCGTCCGAAGGCGAAGCGATACCGAGACGACGGAT